CAAAAACCCCCTGTGAAAAGGGGGAAAAAAGGGGGTCAAAATAGGGTAAAATTACCCCTGTCAGACTATCATCTACTTGTTGTCTATAGTCTGACTGACATAAAATGGTTTACATGGTAAGCCAAATTTTATAGTCTAAAAAACAACAAAAAAAACCCGGGCAAAAATGCCCCAAAAACACCTCAAAAGGAGGAAAAAATGGCACGAAGAAAACGTCTCTCTAAAAAACGTAGTAAAAGAAATTTTCGCCGCAATGCTGTTCGCGTTCATGGTCGTAATTTTTACGATCCACTTCGCGGAGGCATTAGACTCTGATGCCATGCTACAATCCAGTCAAAGCATACAGGGCAACAACAGTAAACCCTAAGACTGGAAAACGAGGTCTTGTATTCAAACCACAAAAAGGATACACAGATCTCGATCTAACTGTCCCATGCGGCGGCTGTATCGGCTGCCGTCTGGACAAATCTCGCTCGTGGGCTATCCGATGTATACATGAGGCTCAGCTACACGACGACAACGCCTATCTCACCCTGACCTATTCTGATGAAAATCTCCCAAACGACGGTTCACTAAAACACGATCACTTTCAGAAATTTATGAAAAGTGTCAGACAAAAATATGGCGGGGAAATAAGATATTTCATGTGTGGCGAATACAGCGACGCTGGCCGCCCACATTACCACGCTATAATATTCAACATTAAAATCACCGATAAAAAAGTACATACAAAAAATAAACAGGGAGACTTCATCTACACTTCAGAAAAACTCGCCAAATACTGGAAACATGGTTTCCACTATATCGGCGATGTAACATTTCAATCTGCCGCATATGTGGCAAGATATATAATGAAAAAACAAACAGGGGAGCAAGGCAAAGATTTCTATGGAAATCGCAAACACCCCTATCTCGCTATGTCAAGAAAAAACGGGATAGGAAAAAAATGGTTCGATAAATATTACAAAGACCTGTATCCTCATGATTATGTCGTGATAAACGGCAAAAAAATGCAAGTCCCTAAATTCTATGACCAGCAATACGAAAAAATCGAACCTGAAAAAATGCAGAAAATCAAAAATCAAAGGCTCAACTTTGGAAAAAAACTTGAAAAAGATTCTACAATCCGACGGTTGCGCGATCGGGAAACCGTTAAAACTGCGCAAACCGAAACATTAACCCGTAACTAAAAAGGAATGCATGATGAAACTATTTTCGCTCTATGACTCTGTCGCCGAAATCTACACTAAACCCTTCTTCATCAAATCAACCCCCGAAGCAATACGGGAATTTACAAGCGAAGCAAACAACCCTCAATCTAAACTTTATCAACATGCACAGGACTTTACTGTGTATGAAATCGGCGAGTACGACGAGCACACAGGAGAAATACAAACGTGCATCCCAATGAAAAAAATCTGTTCTGTCAATGAACTAAAAAAAGTGCAATCAATCGACGACTTAAAAAAGGAGAAATAAAAAATGGCACGACGACAAACTGAACATAATTTCTCGCGTGTACCACAAGCGCAAATCCCTAGATCACAATTCAACCGAAGCTGTGGTCTAAAAACCACATTCGATGTTGCAAACCTCGTCCCAATATTTGTAGACGAGGCTCTCCCCGGCGACACCTTCAATCTCAGAACAACTGCATTCGCAAGACTGGCTACGCCGATATATCCCTTTATGGACAATGTCTTTATGGAGACATTTTACTTCGGCGTACCTGTTCGCCTCCTCTGGGACAACTGGGCCAAATTTAATGGCGAACAACAAAATCCCGAAGATTCAACAGATTATCTAATCCCTACAATGACTTCACCTGCCGCGCAAGGTTATGAAGCAGAATCACTCGCGGATTACTTCGGCATACCGACCGAAGTACCAGATCTCGAGCACTCCGCGCTCTGGCACAGAGCATATAATTTAATTTATTCGGAGTGGTTTCGAGATCAAAACTTAATCGAATCACCTGTTATTAATACTGATGACGGCCCTGACGACCCCGCCGATTATCCATTAAGAAAACGTGGCAAACGCCACGACTACTTTACCTCGGCTCTACCGTGGCCGCAAAAAGGTGAATCGATAGAACTCCCTCTCGGTGATCAGGCACCTATCTCAATGACCCCTAGTCCTTGGACAAATGCATTTATCAGAGAAACTGACGGCTCTCTAACGTCCGAACACCAATTATGGTCTGATAATGACGGTCATTTCACCGGTGGTAATCAAAATAAAATCTATGATCCGAACGGATCTCTATTCGCTGATCTCTCAACTGCGACAGCGGCAACAATCAATGAACTCCGTCAAGCCTTCCAGCTACAAAAATTATTCGAACGTGACGCAAGGGGCGGAACAAGGCTCGTTGAAATCATCAAGAGCCATTTCGGAGTTACGGCTCCGGACTTCCGGCTCCAGCGTCCCGAATTTTTGGGCGGAGGCTCAACCAGAATCAATATCAACCCAATCGCTCAAACATCATCAACAGACCAAACAACCCCGCAGGGCAATCTCGCCGCATTCGGCGTAGGAACTATTAATGGACACGGATTTACTAAATCTTTCGTGGAACATACTATCATTATTGGTCTTGTGTCTGTTCGCGCCGACATCACGTACCAACAGGGTCTTGATCGTATGTTCTCTCGCTCTACTCGGTATGATTTCTATTGGCCTGCACTATCTCATATCGGGGAACAGGCTATTTTAAACAAAGAAATCTTCGCACAAGGCAATATCGAGGATGACGACGTATTTGCCTATCAAGAGCGCCACGCAGAATATCGTTACAAGCCTTCAAAAATTACGGCGCGTATGCGAAGCAACTATCAACAATCTCTCGACACGTGGCATCTCGCTCAAGACTTTGACGCTCTGCCACAATTCAACGAAAACTTTATAACAGAGAATCCACCCCTCGAACGTGTGCTCGCTGTGGAAACAGAACCACACTTTCTATTCGATGCTTATCATCAACTTAAATGCGCCAGGCCGATGCCGGTCTACTCAGTACCTGGCCTAATCGATCACTTCTGAGGTCTACTTATGGGATTCTTAAAATCTGTTGGAAAGTTTATCGGCGGAGCCGCAAAAAAAGTAGGCTCCTTCTTAGGCTCCCCGGCTGGTTCAACTCTTGGCAATATAATATCGCCGATCGCTGGTATCGCTGGCTCAGTTCTTGGCTATGCAGGCCAAACACAAGCAAACCAAATGGGCGCAGATTCAGTCTCCGACCAAATGGCCTTTCAAGAACGAATGAGCAATACAGCCTACCAGAGAGCAATGGCCGATATGAAAGCCGCGGGCCTAAATCCTATACTCGCTGGGTCACTTGGCCCAGCTTCAACTCCCGGCGGAGCGGCTGCCTCCTTTGGTAATCCCGGTGCAGCCGCTATGCAAGCCGGGGCCAGCGCGTCTAATAGTGCAATCGCCTTTAGGCAAATGTCATCTCAACTAAAAAATATTCAACAACAAACCGACTCACTACGCGCTCAGGAAACAAAAACAAAAAGCGAAACCTCGCTAAATAATCAAACAAACCGCTTTAAAGAAGTCATGAAAAAAGACATCTTCGAACAACAGAAAGCGGAAACATCAAGCGCAAAATCTCTCGCGAACGCAAACGAAACACTCAGGAAAATGATAAAACGCGACGCGCAAATTGAGCTTGATAATCCACACCTTATCTACATGAAAAAATATTCAGATATATTGCGCGGGGCAACCGGCGCAATCCCTACAGGAAAAATGCTACACAAATAAAAGGAGAAAAAAATGGACAACAAACCACGTACAGGAAAAGACCGAAAACGCGTCTACCATTCAATCCTAGGTGAAAGCAAAACGATGCAATCAGCTAAAGATGAATGCGACATCAACAACATCATGCGGCAATATCGCCGCACAGGAATGGTTGCGCATGTCAATCGCCACCAAGGCAAATACGAAGATCTGACTGATGTTCCGGATTACTATCAATCAATGCTAAAAATCAAACAAGCAAACGAATCGTTCTCAGAACTACCAGCAGAAATCAGAAAACAATTCAACAACGACCCCGGACACTTCATCGACTTTGTGTCTAATCCGGACAATCTACCAGAAATGCAGGAAATGGGCTTAATCCCTTCAGAATCACAACAGCAACCAAAAACACCTGTCTCTCAACAACCAACTGAGCCGCAAGGCGAAGTAGCCCCCGAAGGGGGGTCAAGCGAAGCGTAACCGCTTTTGACTTTCAAGGGGGTTCGGGGGGGTCAGCGGCGTTAAGCCGCGAGACCCCCCCGACGACCCAA